TGTCTGGTCGCAACAGGGGCAACGCGTTGCCTTTCCTGTCATCTTCCTAGTATTGAGGTGGCCTCTGGCCTCTCCTAACGTAATTCCTAGTTCCATCATCTTAACCACTCCTTCAGTTCTTCACCCATCACCACACTGGCGATGTCCATCTTGGCACGGAGAGATTTGACGATCTGTTCGTCAATGGTCCCCTCTGCGATCAAATCTATGTATGTGACGTGCTTTGTCTGGCCAATGCGGTGCGCCCGGTCTTCGGACTGCATCCGCACGGCCAAGTCAAAACTGTTCGCGTAATAGATAACCGTGGTGGCGGCAGTCAGTGTGATCCCGTAGCCGCCCGTCTGTGGATTGCCGATAAAGAACCGTGCGTCCCCGTTCTGAAAACGCTCAATGGCAGCCACCCGATCATCATCGGAGGTGTCGCCAAAATAGGTAACCGTGGACCCTGGTCCGTACTTTTTGATCAATGCGGCAGTGATACGTTTTATATCGTACCGGAACCGTGACCAGATGATTACTTTACCATCGGATTCTTCGAGGCAGCCCATGAGTTCATCGAGCCGGTTGTCTTTAACCTCAATAATTTCCCCGCTGTCGGACTTAGTGTGGCCCGACAACACCTGCTGCATCCGTAGAAGCTGGGTCATGACGTTTGTTGCGGTCATAAACTCGGCATCTTCGATGTGGGCGAGGGCATATTTCTTTAAATCGGTATAAATACGCTCTTGGTCGCTTGACATAACTACATTTCTCTGAACGTAAATCTTGCTTGGCAGGTCAAGGCAGTCATCTTTCATGATGCGCGAGGAAAAGTTCTTTAAAAGTCCGGAAAGTTCGTCGAGGTTTCGATATCCGACGATCTGGTTAAACGAATGTGCGCCAACATTCCGCCTGTTCATGATTGCGTAGCGATATTGGAACTGGAAGAAGTTATCACCGCAGTCGCCAAGTAGATTTTTGCCCATGAATCGGCACTGGGACCAGAGATCCAATGGTGATTGCGTGACGGGGAACCCGGTCAAGATTCGACGGTACTTTGCTAAATGCGACATCTTGAGCAAGGACTTGGTTCGACTCGCCTTGACCGATTTGATGGCGGTAGATTCGTCTATTGCGAGAAGAGCCTCAGAGGCCCCCAGCACGGCCGCCAAGTACTTTTGACCTTTAGCCGTGGAAAGGGCTTCAATATTAATCATCAGCATCCGGAAGCCTTGTGCGGGCTCTGTGAAGCTATTTAAATCCTGCTTCAACGCTTTAGGCGGGTTTGGACGCCACATGCTGATTAAAGCGCCTTCTCGCACTCTGTCGGGCATGTGCGCGGGGATTTCAAGGTTTGCCCAATTGCGGTAAACGCCTTTTGGGGCCACAACAATGAACGTGTCGATCTCACCAGCCTCGAATAACATCGCAGCGGTATCGATGCAGACTTTGCTCTTGCCTGTTCCCATCTCCATAAAGAAGGCCCAGTTAATTTTATCCCAAGTGCCCTTGAGGATATCATCCTGGTGCTGATATGGTTTAGTCTTGAACTTGTAGTCTTCCATGTTTGATAACATACATCCCAACATTGCCTATTGCAATAGGGAAAACCATGGACTAGGGTGCGGTTGTAAAGAAAGAGAGAAAGAAATGTCGAAAGTCTATGTTACGCAAGAAAACCCCCGCGTTAACATCGTTAGCGCAGCGAGATGGGGGGACCTTGAGCCTCTTACAAATCCCTTTGATCAGATTCACATAAACCCGATCCGGCTTGTGGTGCAGATTCGTCGCAAGCTGCGGCGGGCTACTGATGAAGATTGGCTCTTGGCTATGGGTGACCCTGCAATTATTGGGGTTGCTTTTTCGATATTCACTGAGATGAACCAGGGCCGCGTTAATTTACTTAAATGGGATAAAATGGAGAAAAGTTATTATCCGGTGAAGATAAATTTACGGGCTGCTGGCATTGAGAACTTAAACCCTGACGAGGAGAAACGGTATGAAAGATGACTTGTGGAATACTATAGAAGCTGATGCGGATGCGTTTGAGAATTTGACCACTGAGGCAGGTACGGAACTTGCTTCTTTGATTAGAACAGTGGGCAAAGTACAGACCGAATTGTCTGTAAGTGAAGAGAGCGTCAAGACGCTAAAGCGCCAGCGAGATCGTTATCTATTGGACCTGATTCCGGCGAAGATGCAGGAGACGGGTTTAGACAAAGTAGTCGTGGGTGGCAACACTGTCAGCCTACAAACCTTTGTCAGTGGCACAATGCCCAAAGATCCTTTGCAACGCGATATTGCTTTCTCGCATTTACGTGAGATCGGTGCCAGTGACTTCATTAAAAATGAAGTCAGTGTTTCGTTTCCGGTGTCCGAAGACAATCGTGCTAGGGCGATGCAAGCGGATTTAGAAGAGAAGGGCTTTGAGACGGCTGCGAAGACTTGGGTTGAGCCGATGACACTCAAAAAGTTAATTCGTGAGCGAGTGGAGGCGGGCCAAGAGATAGATCTTGAAATATTTAACGCACACATTGGAACAATAGCAAAGATTAAAGGAGAATAGACATGGCTAAGAATGAAAACGGTAAACTACCAGCGGGCCTCGCAGAAGCTTTTGAAGCTGATTCGGGTTTTGGTTTTGAAGAAGTAACATCATCCGATCTACAGATACCTTTTCTGCGGATCATACAGGCTTTGTCGCCGCAACTCAAAAAGAGTGACGCAGCGTTTATCGAAGGCGCCGGTCAGGGTGATATTTTTAACACGGTGACGAGTAAGGTTTGGGAGGCAAGCGAGGGTGTTTTAGTTCTGCCGGTGTTTTTCCAGATGAAGTTTTTGGAATTTGTGCCGCGCAGCCAAGGTGGAGGGTTCGAGGGCGAATTGTCAGCGGATTCAGCGGAGGTTACAAACGCTGTCCGGGACAAAGATTCCGGCATGGAGTTGTTGGCCAATGGCAATGAACTCGTCCGTACTGCCCAGCATTACATCAAGATCGTTCATGAGGACGGCAACTTGGAGAACGCAATTGTGGACATGAAGAAGACACAATTGAAAAAGAGCCGTCTTTGGTTGAGCATGATGATGATGCAGAAGCGCAACGGATCGACTCTGCCGTCCTTTGCAAACACCTATCGCTTGCGATCGGTTGAGGATGGTAACGACAAAGGGAGTTGGGGTTCTTGGAGCATCTCGCTTGAGGGTCAGGTCTCATCTCTGGAAGCCTATAACGATTGCAAGGAGTTGTATGGTTCGATCAGCAGTGGCGAGTTGAAGATAGCCCCGCCGACGCAAGACGCGGGAGTGATTACAGACCAGTCCTCTGTTGATGTGCCGTTCTGAGCTCAGGGGACCCCTAAACAAAGGGGTCCCCGTTTTATCTGATGGAAAATTCAGCACAGAGATTTCGTGACCTTTTTTCAGGATCACAGGGGGCTCACGGGCAAACAGATGTCTTAGGGCGCCAGAAGAACGGCAAGCAACAGGCAAAGTATGAGATTGTCCGTTTACCGTTGACCGTGGATCTTATCCAAAAGCACTTGGATGGATCACTTGGTGTTGGGTCTATTCCGATCGATGAGACTAACAAGTGTCTGTTTGGGGCCTTGGACATAGATGACTACAATCTGGATCTTCCGATCCTGTTTGCGAAGGTTAAGCGGTTTAAACTGCCTTTGGTCCTGTGTCGGTCCAAGTCTGGCGGTGCCCATCTATATCTTTTTATGTCAGAGAAGGTTGCAGCATCCGAAATGCGCGACAGGCTGGCAGAGTTTGCATCTGTTTTAGGTTGGGGAAACTGCGAGATATTTCCTAAGCAGGAGGAGTTGCTAGCGGAACGCGGCGATGTGGGCAACTTTATTAATCTTCCTTATCAGAACGCGAAATACACTACCCGCTACGCTTTGAAGAAGAGTGGCGACTCTATGGATTTGGAGAATTTCCTCACTCTAGCTGAGAAGTCTCGGATCACAGCCAAACAGCTATCTAAAATATCGCTGGGTAGCGAAGACAGCGTGTTACCTGATGGACCTCCGTGTCTTCAAAAGCTGACAGAGTTCGGGATACCTGAAGGCGGCCGCAACATGACGCTGCTTAATGTGGGCGTCTACTACAAGCAAGCATCACCCAACGATTGGAAAGAGTTGCTTGAGAAGCACAACCAGGATTATTGCAATCCGCCCTTACCTGCGCGTGAGGTTGTTCTGATCCAAGAGCAGTTAGAAAAGAAAGAGTATTTTTACACTTGTAAGTCAGAGCCCATTCATGGCCACTGCAACAAGTCGCTCTGCCGGTCCCGCAAGTTTGGGGTGGGTGATGCCAACTCGCACGTTCCGGTTGGCGGTCTGACCGTTGTTGAGTCTGAGCCGCCGGTCTGGTTTGTGGACGTGGATGGTGCCCGTCTTGAATTATCCACCAAACAGTTACAGATGCAGGTTGAGTTTCAACGCGCTTGCATGGAGCAGATGTACAAGATGCCGGCCCGGATGAAGGAGAACGATTGGCGGGATCTGGTCGATAATCTTCTTAATGACGCTACGAGGATATCCGTTCCAGAAGAGTTGACCCAGAAGGGCCTCTTTGTAGAACTGCTAGAGAGCTTCTGCACTTCTAGGATACAGGCACACAGCCCAGAAGAACTACTGACAGGCAAGCCGTGGACAGAGGACGGCGTGACATATTTCAAGCTAAGTTCTCTCCAAGAGTTTTTACAGCGCAGTAAGTTCACGCTGTACACCCGTGGCCAGATCACTGAGCGTCTAAAAGAAATGAACAATGGAGCGGAGTCCGACAAGGTCTACCACTTCCGCGACAACAAGGATAACCGCAAGTCTGTTCGGGTTTGGTTTGTACCGGAGATGCACCGTGGCGAGGTTGACCTGCCAGAGGTTACGTTTGAACCAGAGGATCCGCCGTTTTGACAGACCAGCATGAAACCATCCTTGGGCCGCCCGGCACGGGCAAGACCCAGACCAACTCCAACAAGATCAGGGATTGCATTGAGCAGGGCATATCGCCTGACCGCATTGCTTGCGTTTCCTTCACCCGCAAGGCTGCAAAGGAAAGCCGCGATCGAGTATGCAAGGATTGGGGAATCGACGAGCGCGACATGCCCTACTTTCAGACGCTTCACTCCATGGCTTTTCGGGCTGGCGGGTATAGCTCAGATGAGGTTGTAGGCCCCAAGGAGATGATTGAGATCGGAGACGCTGTTGGTATTCCCTTCGGGAGCAAAGGGAAATCTGACATTGAGACGGACTTTGACACCGTGGGGGTAGCCAAGGGCGACTTCTACATGAGCCAGTATCACTTATCCCGCAGCAAGGGCCTGACTCTGGAAGAGATGCACAGGCAACTGGCCGACTACAACGTCGATTGGTGCGAGCTTAAACGTCTAGTGGATGCGTACAAGGACTACAAGAACGCCCGGAAGAAGATAGACTTCACAGACATGATTGATAACTTCATCAAATCTGGAGAGGGTCCGGAGATAGAGGCCTTGTTTGTAGATGAAGCACAGGATCTTTCTACCCTTCAATGGTCCATGGTCGATGTACTAAGGAAGAAGCCCCGTATCCAGGTGTTCACGGGTGATGATGATCAAGCCATCATGGGTTTTCAGGGTGCGGATGTTGAAGCGTTCCTTAACGCGACAGAGAAGAAAACGGTTCTGGAGCAGTCCTACAGGGTTCCCCGTTCTGTCTGGCAGGAGGCGCAGAACATCGTCAGTCGGATAGAGGGCCGGGCGCCGAAGTCGTGGCGACCCAAGGAAGAGGACGGCACTGTCCAGTTCCATCAGAACATTTGGGATGTACCGCTGCATGAGGGTGAGTGGTGTCTTATGGCTCGAACGAACCGCATTGCCTCGCAGTATGCCCAAGCTTTACGGGAGGAGGGTTGGGTCTACAGCCGCAATGGCCACCCCAGCATTCCGGCTAAAACCTATGAGGCACTACACGATTGGGAGGAATGGGCCAAGGGAGAGCCGCTGACGCCCACGAAGGTTAGAAACGTCTACGGGTTCATGAATATGGGGGAAGGCTACTCTCGCGGCTTTGGGCCGCGTTCTGGAGCCCTCATGGGCTTGAACAGGGAAGCACTAATCAGTATGTCGGAAGCCCAAGAGAAGATGGGGCTTCTTGTAGACGGTTCTGTTCGGTGGCATCAAGCTTTGGGAAAGATTGATTTAGACACCAAGAATTATGTTCTGAACGCGCTGAAGCGCAAGGATAACGTCCGTAATCCACGGATCAAGGTCAGCACGATACATTCAATGAAGGGTGGCGAATCCGACAATGTTCTGGTGGTGCCTGATTTGTCTTACGCGGCGCACAAGGAATACCAGACGAACCCTGCGACAGAGCATCGGGTATATTATGTTGCGGTCACCAGAACCAAGAAAGCACTTCACATAATGCTGCCCCAAACCAATAGGAACTATCCGTTATGAAGCCTGTCGATATACTAGAAACGGCGGCATCCCTTGTGGGTGGTGACCGGGCGCAGCAATACGGCGATTACACCGTGCTACATCAGAGAGTTGCTGATCTCTGGGGCGTATATCTAAAGACTGAAATAAAACCAGAAGATGTGGCGTTTTGCATGGCTTTGTTGAAGGTGGCTCGTAATGAGGTGGGACAAACCAAGTCCGATAATGGTATTGATGCTTCTGCATATGTAGCCCTGTGGGCAGCTATATCGGAAGATAAAAACCATGCGTGAGGATCTGTTTGATGAGACTGTCTGGTTCCCCCCAGAGCATCTCCCAGACTTGTCCGGCGAGAAAATTATCGCCATAGACACTGAGACACGAGATCCTCACCTACGAGACTTGGGGCCAGGGTGGGTTAGAAACGATGGAAACCTTATAGGGATTTCTGTTGCCGCCTCTGAGTGGAGCGCCTATCTGCCTATAGCCCACGAAGGTGGTGGGAACATGGCAAAAGACCTCGTACTCAGGTGGCTCCAAGACCAGTTGAATCACGGAATGTCCGTGGTGTTTCACAACGCGCAGTACGATCTAGGTTGGCTTCTAAGCGAAGGTATTGAAGTCAAAGGTAAGGTACTGGACACCATGGTCGCGGCACCGTTGGTAGACGAGAACCGTTTCAGCTATTCTCTGAATGCTCTGGGATCTACCTACCTTGGAGAGCGGAAGGCCGAGGAGGATCTACGGAGAGCGGCCAGTCAGCATGGCGTAGATGCCAAGGCTGAGATGTGGAAGCTTCCGGCGGAGAGGGTTGCGGCCTACGCTGAGAAGGATGCGACACTCACTCTAAGTCTCTGGCACGTTCTGCATAAGAAACTGATTGAGGAAAACTGCGAGAAGATCCTTGATCTGGAGTTGTCTCTGCTTCCTATGGTGTTTGAGATGAAGCGCCGGGGTGTTCGGGTTGACGTGTCCAAGGCGGAACAAACAAAAAAACTTCTGACGGACAAGGAAAACAAGCTTCTCAAGGAGGTTTTTTCTGAATCCAAGGTTCATCTGGAGCCGTGGAATGCTAGGAGCCTGGCCACGGTGTTTGATAATTTGGGGTTAAGCTACGAACGCACCGCCAAATCTGACGCACCTAGTTTCACCAAACACTTTCTGAAAACTCATGAGCACCCAATTGCACAGAAAATCCTGGAAATTAGAGAGTACAACAAGGCGAATACGACCTTTGTTGATACAATTCTTAATCATCAGCATAATGGCCGCATCCACTGCCAGTTTAACCAGTTGCGCTCAGATGAAGGTGGGACTGTGTCAGGGAGATTCTCCTCCAGTAATCCGAATTTGCAGCAGGTTCCCTCCAGACATCCAGAAATAAAGTCTCTTATTCGCGGACTGTTTATCCCGGAGGACGATTGCCGCTGGGGAAGCTTCGATTACAGCGCCCAAGAGCCTCGATGGATGATGCACTACGCATCCCTTACTCCGGCCACCAAGGACAACGAAAAGGTCAAGGAGATTGCGATACAGTACCAGAACGACGATTTGGACTTCCATCAGATCGTTGCGGACATGGCTGGTGTAAGCAGAACACATGCCAAGACAATCAATCTTGGAATAATGTACGGCATGGGCATTGGTAAGTTGGCGCAGACCTTGGGTGATATACCCTTTCAGGAAGCCAAGTCTCTTCGGAACGAGTATGACGAGAAGGTCCCGTTTATCCGCGCCTTGGCCTCTGCGGTGATGGACGCGGCGTCTCGGCGCTCAGAGGTGAGAACCTTGCTGGGGAGAAAGTGCCGGTTTCCTATGCGGGAGTTAAAGGGTTATTCCAAGGAGTACAAGAAGCCTATTCACGCGGAGAAGCTGGAAGAGCGTTGGGAAGATGTTCTGAACACGCCTGTTGAGGAAAGAGACAAGAACTGGGCCAGCATGAACCCTGAGAGATATCAGGTTGCCTTCGTATACAAGGCTTTGAACAGATTGATCCAAGCTTCGGCGGCCGATCAGACCAAGCAAGCGATGAAAGACTGCATGGACCATGGACACTGGCCTATGCTCACGGTTCATGATGAGCTTTGCTTTTCGATAGAGAGCGATGAGCAGGTGACGGAGATCAAAGGCTTGATGGAGAATTGTGCGCCGGGATTGGCTATACCGTCCAGGGTCGATGTAGGGTTAGGCGAGAACTGGGGTTCAGCGAAGTAATTTACGTTC